TAGTACTGGTTCCCCCTGCGGCCATACACATAGGTGTAGTTGTCGCGGCATGAACTGCACACATGGGTGTCCTCACTGCGATTGACCCAGTAGCCATCGTCCTCTTCGGTGCGGTCACCACACTCCTCGCAGGTGAAGTAGTTCTCGTCGTCCTCTTTCTGCGCTAGGCCGTTGGTCTGGTTGCAGAGGAATTCCCCACTGCTGTCCATGCACAGGTAGGTCTCCCCATTGGCTGTGGCACCCGTGACCGCCTTGTCACAGCCGTCAAGGTACGGCATGAGCACAGTGTGATCGGCCTCGTGATAGCTGAACTTCTCACCCTCCTGCCACCACCCCTTCTTGACATAGCCCTCATCTTTCAGCCAGTTCTCAAGGCCGCCATCGACTTGGCTGTACTCCCCATCACGACTTGCCCTCAGGTAGGTACGCACATAGTACTTGTCGCCCGTCTGCTTGTTGTGCATACACAGGGCACGACTGAGCGTCTCACCGTTCAGTATGCCAACAGCCATGTGCCACCCATACTTGGGGTTGTAGACCTCGTAGGGATGGCGAGTCTTGCCGTCAGCACAGCGCAGACCAGAGCGTGACCAGACCATGCACGAACCCGGCCCCTCGGCTAGGTGGTGGAGCATCTCGGCCATCGTGTACACCAGTTTGTACTCGCTGTTGGTGCCGTAGCGTTGCACCAAGTCACGGATGGTGTGATCGGGCATCTCGGTGGAGTCCGGCCAGTGACGGCGGAGATACTTACCGACTGAGGTCACCGTCTGCTTGTCGCTGATACCTGCCCGCTCGTCCCTAGTGTAGGCAATGCGTGCGGCATCGTTGACCGAGGGGTGTGGCCATTCGAGCAGTAGTTGTTGCCAATCATGCGGACGACAGACCCTCATTGCTGCCCACACAATAGGATGTACGTCATACTTGGCAGTCTCGCGGTAAAACCAGTCGCCCTCACGTTGGGGTACGTCTCTGGTTCCGGCGTAGCGCAGGATGTGCTTGGCCTCCAGAAAGATTTGAATCATTGTGTCTGCGTTGTAAGTGGTGTTCACTTTGTTTTCTCCTTGGGATGGGGCTAGGCCGTAGCCCCCACGGTTGGGGAGAAACCTCCCCGTTAATACTTTGTCAGTTCAGCGGGGACTTCAATCTCGTCACCCAACTTAGATGCAACGTAGCACCGCATGGCGGCGATCAGGGGTGTGTCGCCCCATACTTCATCAGGCCCACTTCTATCGTGGAAGGACTCGTCCTTCAGCGCCAACCATCCGTGATATTCACAAGCACGAATGCACCGCTGTATGCAAACCTTCTCCCGCTCAATGATCGGCCCACCTTGTGCCCAGTTGGTTGATGGTTCGTAGGTTTCCGTCCACCACGCAAAATCAATATCTTTGCGTGCCCCTTCGCACTGTTGCACCGCCCAATCAAGGGCGGCACCTGTCAGTTCACTTGTCTTCATGCTGTCTCTCCTGTCAGTTGGTCACGGATAATGTCGAGTTGAGCGAGCACCTCATGGCGCTTGCCTTTGAAGCCCATCATCTTCAGGGTGGAGTAGGCCGTTGGCCCACGGGATTTGCTTAAGCCTTTCATCTCTAGCTTGAGCATGGCACGCAGCGTGAGGATGCGGGCCGCTTCGATCTGGTGTCCGGTAAGTACTGTCATGCTGTCTCTCCTGTGTCTACGTTGGCGTTGATGTCGATGAAGTCCCCGTCCTCATGGCACGAGGTGTCTACGTCAGTGATGGCGTAGCGGTTGCCGTCTACCCACAGGTAGACATCGCAGTAGTCGGGCACAGTCTGTAACTGTGCAATCAGTTCACTTACTTTCATATCACTTCTCCTTCGGTTGTAATCTCTACGCCATGCCATGTATGTGGCACGACTTCGTTGGGGTCTAGCGTCTCAATAATCTTGAGCGCCTTGTCGATGCGGGTTATGAGTTGGCCGTTCTCCTTGGTTGGGTTGAGTTGATACAGACGTTCGGCATTGGCAAGCTCCGTTTGTGTGCGCTTGATGAGCTTGGCCTTTGCCTTGGTGTGTTGGGTCGCAGTTGTCGTGCGCTGAAAGGGTATCTTGCGCTTGGCCTTGGGTTTGTAGGGCAGTGCGGTGAACGCCTCGGCGATGGCGTTCTTAATGTGTGCGGGTACCCAATCCGTCCAGTGCTGTCCGTTGTTGGGGATGGGCGAGCCCTTGCCTGTGGCGTTGCGCTCCTTGGCCAACGTGGAGGGATGCAGTGTGAGCGTGGTGCTCGGCACAGTCAGCTTGGCGAGGAGCTTCTCCATCACCGTGATGTAAGCGTCGAACGCTTCCGTTCTTTGGGGAGAAACCTCCCCACCCTTGTATCGGATGCCAACTCTGGCGTTGTTCAACTCATAGCGTAGCGGTTGCAAGAGTTCCTGCCATGCCTGTGTGCGGACGGTGCGGGTGATGCGCTCTCGTCGCTTGGTTTCTTTGAGCGTGGAAACTTCAGTGCGAATGACTTCAATAATCTTGGGGTGTAGCTTGCGCTTGTGTTTCAGGTGATCGTGTAGCTCGTTGGGTTTGAGCTTGACGTAGGCTTCGTACATGGCGTGTTCTCCAATAATGATGGGTGAGTTGAGAGTGTAGCAAAAACCGTGTAGTGTGTAAAGCTACTGGCCTCCAGATGCTACGCCTAGTAGACGAGACTTGGGCCAGCTAGAACCCGCATGGATACTAGGACGAGGGTACTTCTTGCCCACTTCATCTATCTTTTTTCCCCAGAAATTAAGTTCAGGAAAAAGTTTAAGTGGCCGAGCAAAAGAATATGTGCACCCCCTGAGAGACACTCCCATATATATAAGTATTATTAAAAAGATATATATAAAGGACGAAAATTCTGGCAGGCCAGTATCCATGCGGGTTGCGGGGTGGCCCAAGTCTTGTCGACTTCGCTATAATCAATGTACAGCACTGGGCCACCTAAATAATCACTGTTAGCTTCAATAATCTTGAGAATGGGGAGGTTTCTCCCCGTTCTTTATTCAAACAAGCTCGCTTGTTTGGGTTGCTTGTTGAGCCAGTTGAAGAAGGATGCGTCCGTGCTGAAGGTCATGCCTTTCTCGTTGAGTGCCTTGCGTTTGTAGACGTAGACAACGTACTGACTGCCGCCGTTGGGGTAGTGGTATTCCATCTGGTAGTCGGTGACGCCGAGCGTGACTGTGCCTACGGACTTGATACGGTATTGGTTGAGGTTACGCATGATGATTCCTTTATTCGTTAAAGTAGGCAAAGAAGGGGATGGCAAAGAGGGAGAGCATCCCTGCGTAGAGAAACGCAGGGTCTTGCGTGCCGAAGGCGTAGCCGATGAACAGCAAGGGTGCTTTGATGCAGTAGAAGTGCCAGAATTTCATGATGATCTCCTATGGGTTGGGGGGAAGTGATAGCTTTTGACAATGATGAGAACACCGCAAGAGCATCGCTCTCACGGTGTTATGCACGAAACGCATAACGGGGAGAAACCTCCCCAAGATTATTTTGCAACGGCGGCCAGAACTTTCTTCAACTGTGCCGGTGTGAGTTTCTCAAGCGCCTTGATCGCCTGTGCCACGAGGTCAACCTCTTTCAAGCCTGACGATGCTTCAGGGCGTACCAAGTGATACCGGAACTTCTGACCCGCCGCATTGACAACCTTCTCATCATCCGCACTGCGCTCGGTACGCTTCAAGGCCACAAGAGCCACTGCCGCATCATGCGTGATGCCTGTTGCACCCCGTACAAAGTTGACCACGAACTCCTGACGCAATGCGCTACGGGTGACGTCATCCGCATTGGTGTACTGCTCATGCCATACGAGAGACACCTCAAGGGTGATGCGGTGATGTGCGCCCAAGTCGTGAGCGAATTGGGAGAGAGTGAGTTTGATTGATTTAGACATTTGATTTCCTTGGGTTGTTTGGGGAGGTTTCTCCCCGCTGTGCTCAGAGCCAATCTCTAAGCTAACTCCATTGTGCACATACCCTGTTCTGATCGGGGTTGAGCCCTCTGATTTTGGGGTATTTTTGGCCTCATTCTCCCTAGAAACGGCATCTTTTGACCCCCACCCTACCCCCACAACCCCTTTTTGACGTACCCCCAGCCATCACACGACAACACTGTTTCTCACCCGCAAATCCAATTTTTCAAAATCCCGACCCCAAACAAGCACCCCCCATAAATTTTATAAAAAATCCCAACAACTCTTGTCCAACGTTTGACAACACCCATAAAAAAATCCCCGGAGGTTACCCGCCGGGGATTAAAGGACTTTTTACAATCCCAAGGAGAAGCGACAAGACCTTGCGGCGTCACTCACATGTAGTATATACTTTGTCCAACGAGGACACAAGCAGAACGCCACTGCTCACCTACGCAATGCTAGAACATCTGATTGACGGCGAGTTTGAACCAGCAGTGGAAATTCACCCTGCGGCTTTGCCGTTGCCTGTCGAGAAGGCTGACACCGCCCAAACGATCGATGCCCAAGTCAAGACAGCCGAGTGGCTCAAAGAGCTGGGGCTGGACGACGAGGAGATAGAAACCAAGGCTGACGCCCAAGCGGCGAGAAGATCCTTTGCCTCCATCGTTACGGGCCAGACGGCCCCCAATACACAGGTTGCTTTATCGCAGATCAAAACCCCAGCCGCTGTCCAACACCTTGTGGGGATGCTCACGGCTTACGACTGGCAGTTTGTGGAGCAGGCCAGAGAACTCCGTGGCTACGCCGTAGCGCAGATTTTGGAAGAGACCAAGCACTCGGACGCACGCATTCGGCTTAAGGCGCTTGATATGTTGGGCAAGGTCACAGAAGTGGCGCTGTTCACTGACAGGATCGAGGTTAAGAAGGCGGACCTGTCAGACGACGAGTTGGAGACCCGCATCAAAGATAAGCTCAATCGGTTCATGCAAGTGGTGGATGTGGTTGACATCACGCCAACGGACTCCGCGAATGCAGCTTGATAAACTGACCACACTGTCCAAGGTGGAGCTTCAAGCCCTGCTGCGGGCACTGCCATCAATGTCAACAAAAGACAAGATGGAGTTGTTTGAAGACTTGGAAATCCGAGAGCGACGCGCCAGCTTGCTGGCCGCAAAGACAAACATGCTGGGATTTGCCACGGCGGTGTACCCCGGGTTCAAGGTGGGGCCGCACCATAAAAAATTAGCACGCATCTTTACGGACGTGATTGAGGGGCGCAAGAAACGCGTCATCATTAACATCGCGCCGCGTATGGGCAAGTCAGAGTTTTCAAGCTACCTGTTCCCTGCTTATTTTCTCGGCAAGTACCCAGAGAAGAAAATCATTATGGGTACGCACACCGCAGGTTTGTCGGAAGACTTTGGCAGGCGCGTACGTAACCTGATTGAGACGGAGGAGTACCATGAGGTTTTTCCCAACACATTGGTTGCTGACGATCAGAAAGCCGCTGGTAAATGGTCTACAAGCGCTGGCGGTCAGTATTACGCTGCTGGTGTCGGCGGCGCTCTTGCTGGTCGTGGTGCCGATCTGTTCGTTATTGATGACCCTCATTCCGAACAAGATGTTAAAGCGAACTCCCGTTTGGCTTTCGACACGGCGTGGTCATGGTTCCAGACCGGGCCGCTTCAGCGACTGATGCCCGGAGGGGCGATCATTGTCATCATGACCCGTTGGTCGCTGCTCGACTTGACCGGACGCCTGATTGACTACCAGACCAAGAACCCCGACGCAGTTCCATGGGAGATCGTAGAACTCCCCGCCATCCTGAACGAGGACACGCCGGAAGAGAAGTCACTGTGGCCAGAGCAGTGGGCGCTTGAGGCGTTGAAGTCCACCAAGGCCAGCATTGAGCCAAGGTATTGGAACGCGCAGTACATGCAGCAGCCCACATCCGAGTCAAGTGCGATTGTCTCGCGCAAGATGTGGAGAATGTGGCCAAACGACAACCCGCCCACCTGCGACTACGTGATCCAGAGCTGGGATACGGCGTTTGAAGTGAAGAACAACTCCGACTACAGCGCCTGCACAACGTGGGGCGTGTTCTACAACGAGGAAGAAGGGGACAAACCCCAAATCATCTTGCTCGATGCGTTCAAGGACCGGATGACATTCCCTGACCTGAAGACAGCGGCGCTCAAACACTGGAAAGAATGGGAGCCTGATGCGTTCATTGTGGAGAAGAAGGCGTCTGGTGCGCCGCTGATCCAAGAACTGCGAGCCATGGGCATTCCTGTACAGGAAACAAACCCTAGCCGGGGCAACGACAAGATGGTACGATTAAATGCGGTGTCCGATCTGTTCGCCTCTGGCATGGTGTGGGCACCAGATAAGCGCTGGGCGCGAGAAGTGATTGAAGAAATGGCGGCTTTCCCGGTTGGAGAGCACGATGACTTTGTGGATACGACAACTCAGGCGCTTATGCGGTTCCGCCAAGGTGGATTTATCGCTCTGGACACCGATGAGAAGGACGATCTGTACGGATACGCCCGCAAGGCTGCATACTATTAAGGAAAACCGATGGCAACGAACATAGACAAAGCGCTGTACCAACAGCCAATGGGTATTGACGAGGCAGCAATGGGCGAATCCCCGTTGGAGATTGAGATTGTTGATCCTGAAGAGGTCACAATTGGCATGGATGGGATGGAAATCACCCTGAAGCCCGGCGATCCAGACGAAGAAGGCTTTGATGACAACCTTGCCGAGTACATGGACGATAGCAAGATCAGTTCCATGGCCAGTGATTTGGCCCGGGACATCGAGAATGACAAATCCAGCCGCAAAGACTGGGAGAAATCGTACACAGAGGGGTTAAAACTGCTTGGATTGCAGATGGAAGAGCGCACAGAGCCTTGGAATGGGGCTTGCGGTGTGTTCCACCCCATGATTACAGAGGCTGTAGTGCGTTTTCAGGCCGAAACAATCACTGAAACATTCCCTGCAAGAGGCCCCGTAAAGACCAAAATCCTTGGAAAAATCACGCCAGAAGTTAAAGAAATCGCGGCAAACATCGAAGAGGACATGAATCACGAGCTGACAGACGTGATGAAGGAGTTCCGCCCAGAGCACGAGCGCATGCTGTGGAGCCTCCCGGCTACGGGTTCAGCGTTCAAGAAGGTGTATTTCGATCCCGGTCTGGGCCGTCAGGTGTCAATCTTTGTTCCTGCTGAAGACATGCTGCTCCCGTACGGGGCGACAGACATGGACACTTGCTACCGCGTCACGCACGTCATGCGTAAGACCAAGAATGAAATCCTTAAACTGCAAGCCGCAGGGTTTTACCGGGACGTTGAGCTGGGGGAACCCAGTCGTTCGCAGACCGACATCCAAAAAGCCAAAGACAAAGAGACGGGTTTTAGTGACCTGAACGACGAGCGGTTTACTTTGTACGAGTGCCACGCCGATCTGGACCTTGAAGGGTTTGAAGACGAGGACGAAGACGGCGAGCCGACAGGCATTCTGTTACCGTATGTGGTCACAATGATTAAAGGCACGAACGACGTTCTGTCGATCCGCCGCAACTGGAAAGAAGATGATGACCTCAAGCTCAAGCGCCAACACTTCGTCCACTACCAATACATCCCCGGATTTGGAGCCTACGGCTTCGGACTGTTCCACCTCATTGGAGGCTTCGCCAAGTCGGCAACGTCTCTTATGCGTCAACTGGTCGACGCGGGAACTTTATCTAACCTCCCCGGAGGCCTTAAGTCGCGCGGCCTTCGGATTAAAGGTGATGACACGCCGATTGCCCCGGGAGAATTCCGGGACGTAGACGTTGCGTCTGGCAACATCCGCGACAGTATTCTGCCGCTACCGTACAAGGAGCCATCAAGCGTCCTGTATACGTTGCTCCAAAACATTGTGGACGAGGGCCGGAGATTTGCTTCAACAGCAGACATGAATGTCAGCGACATGAGCGCACAAGCGCCTGTCGGCACAACCCTCGCCCTGCTTGAGCGTCAGCTTAAAGTCATGACGGCAGTTCAAGCCCGTGTGCACTTTGCTTTGAAGCAAGAGCTGCGTCTGCTCAAGGACATCATCCGCGACTACACCGACCCAGACTACACGTACGATCCTGAGTACGGCTCACGCAAAGCCAAGAAGGAAGACTACGATCTGGTCGACGTGATCCCTGTGAGCGATCCGAACGCAGCCACCATGAGTCAGCGCGTGATCCAGTATCAGGCCGTGATCCAGATGGCGCAGATGGCCCCGGACATTTACGACTTGCCACAGTTGCACAGAAACATGCTGGAAGTGCTGGGCATCAAGAACGCGGACAAGCTCGTGCCGATCGAAGAGGACATGAAGCCTGTGGACCCTGTAACGGAGAACCAAGGCATTCTTAAGGGTAAACCCGTAAAGGCGTTCTTGCACCAAGACCACAAGTCCCACATTGCTGTACACAGCGCGATGATGCAAGACCCGTCA